CAGTGTTCCATTTGTAGTGGAGCCTGTTGTTAGGCGAAGAAATAGTTATCAGTTCCTCGGTCGTTGGGGCTGATTTCCCCAAGGTTATCGTGGAGTTCCTACTGGCCCGTGGCCGCGAGGCGGGCGGTGGGTGTTTCGCGTTGTACGCTCCGTGTCCCAAGTTGCGCTTTGACGGGTTGTGTAGTATTCATGAAGACGGGAAACCTCTTGCTTGTTGTTTAGAGCCGGTAGGAGGATTGGCGTGCCTTGACTCCGTCTCAAGGCGTAGATCTTCAGAAGAATATTCGAAGATCCGTGACGAGGAAGATCCAGAAACTTGGGGCGATCTTCTTCTACTTCGGGATAATATGAGACAGCAACAGAATGACATGCGAATTACCTCCAAAGTTCCTAGTATATTGGGTGTTTGAACTTTCCAATCCTCGTCGGGGATATGTCGGCGGATCGTACGGTTCAGGGGCCAGTCGTCCAAACTCCCACCTCAACGGCAGTTGCGGCTGTTTACCGGGTTGTCGTCCTCTCCTCCGTCCTTTAGGGTGGGAGATTCTAGTCGTCTGTAAAGATTGGGACGAAACGGCCAAAGCAGAAAACAGTACTGGGACGAAATGAAAGCGCAAGGCTGTGATGTGGTTAATTTTAGACCAAAGTGCTTCAACAAATTAGCCCTTACAAACAGTCTAATTTCTCGAGCCGCTGCTGGTCATCCTGAACTGAAGAAAGGTCTTGCAATTCAAGGTGCTGGTGGGTGGCAAAACTTAAAGAAATATCGTGAAAAGCAGTCTACACTGGGTTTTCCAGATCTAAGAAAAGCAAGTGCTGCAGCAGCAGCTGGTGGTTGGCAAGGAGTTAAAAAGAGTGTTGCTTCTAGATCTGCTGCAGGTTACCCAGGATTAAAGAAGGCGAGAGCGATTCAAGCAGCTGCGGGTCACCCAGGATTAAAGAAGACGCGAGCGATTCAAGCAGCTGCGGGTCACCCAGGATTAAAGAAGGCGCGAGCGATTGCCTTTGAGATGCATGCTGCTAGTGGATTTCAAAATCTAGCGAAGGGGCGAGAAATTCAGTCTGCTTCTGGATGGCCAAGTTTGAAAAAAGGTCGGTCTATACAAGCTGCGAATGGATGGGAGAGCTTAAAGAAAGCTAGAGCAGTTCGTAATGCCAAGAGGAAACAACAATGAACCGAGATTTTCGTCCTATCCACCGCGCATCGGATAAAATTGAGCCGCGCATGGCGCGGGCCATCCAATTAGCTTCCGAACGACTGCGCAGCCGAATCCCACTACGCAAGATTGAAGATGCCCTAGAGAGCAAAGATACTCGACGGGCCTACGAGATTGTGTCCCAATTTGACTTTGAGGACGCTTATCTTCCGTCTTCCGAAATCCTACATGAGACCGTGATTCGCGGTGGAAAGATCGCGGATGAGGAGTTGCGCAATGGTTAGCGCACGCCCGAAGATTGGAGGTTCGGCCGGACAAACCTCTTGGCGTTTCGATGGCCGGAATCCCGCAGCCCAGGCTTTCGCCCAGCGCGCTGCTGCGCGTTACGTGACTCAGGTATCAGAAGAGACTCGTGACGCAATTCAAACTCTAATACGAAGATCCATACAAGACGGTGTGAGTGCTCGAGATACGGCCAAACTGATCAAATCGACGATAGGGCTTACTTCTCAAAGTACTGCAGCAGTCCGATCCTACTACAACGGTCTATTAGAGCGCGGAGAGTCAGCCGAGAAGGCATGGAAACTCGCGGATAAGTACAGCGACAAGCTGCTAACTGTCCGGGCAAAGACGATTGCTCGTACCGAAATCATGGGAGCCTTAAATGGCGGTGCCCTAGAGCAAGCCCGACAGCGGGCTGAGGCTGGTGTCTTTAAGAAGCCGATGAAGAAGTGGATGATCACCCAAGATGAAGTCACATGTCCTGTGTGTCGCCCGCTGGAAGGTCAAGTTCGACCGTTGATGTCTCCATTTTCTGTGGGCGTGATGGCTCCGCCCGCGCACCCAAATTGTCGCTGCGCTCCGACATTCTATGACGCCCAGCCGTTCACTGCTCCTGCTGGTATCCCAGCGACTTTGACAATGTCTGGGACATCCTCTGCTTCTCAAGAGGAAACTCCTGAAGAGCGTCGAGAGCGTGCTCGTCAGATTAGATTATCGCGAGAATCAAAGTAAATCCAAAAGACACCCGTTACCCGCTCTCAGAATTGATCTTACTCTAGTTCCGCAGTATACTCGACTCTTGAAAGCACTCTATATCATGTTGGTATAGAGTTAATTGCGGCCGTGCCGCGGAGGATACATGAAAGCTGTCTATCAAACAATTGATGAAATCCCTGAAGCGTTGCGAGGGGAATACGAGGACAAGGGCGGATCGTTCGTTTTGAAGGTTGACGGTGACCTTCCCCAGTACACAGAACCGTTAGCAACAGCAAGGTCAGCAGCTGAAGAGGCAAAGGCCAAGCTAGCAACGTTCCGTGACAACAACGTGAGACTACTCAAAGAGCTCGGTGCGGCGTCATTTGAAGATGCAGTAGAGAGACTCAAGATTCTAAAGTCTGTGGATCCCGCCGAGTTCAATCGGCTAAAGACCCGGACCACTGAATTGGAAGAACAGGGCATTCGCAGTCCGGAAGACGTAACAAGACTTTTCATGGAGAAGACCAAAGCGCAGGTTGAGGCTGCGGTCAGACCTCTGCAGGAACGGCTCAACGAAATTACAACTCGAGAGCGAGTGGCGCAGGAGCAGTTGGCGCGCACCACACTTGAGAATTCACTCCGAGACGCAGCCAGCAAGGCGGGCGTGGACGAACGGGCAGTACCAGACTTTTTAGCACGCGGACTTCAAGTCTTCTCGCTGAAGGACGGCCAGGTGGTCGCCCTGCGTGGGGATCAACCAGTATTCAGTCGTCGCAAGCCCGGTGAGGCTCTTTCCCCCGAGGAATGGGCCAATGACCTGAGCGCGGACGCACCCCACCTTTTCCGCCCAAGTAAGGGCGGCGGAGCGACGGGTGGAACTGGGTCGCCAAAGAAGCGTTTCATCGGACAAGACCCGCTAGAGTTTGGGTCAAACCTTGATGCAATCGCCAAGGGTGAAGTGGTCGTACAGGGCGCAACCTTCTAAGCCGTACCAATCGGGGAGGGCCAACGGGTCCTCCCAGTTTAACGCGAGCGACGACAGTCGCTTCGGGAGTAGCCAGCGGGGCTGGCAACTTGCTTCCGAGCCCGGTGGGCCAAACTTGACTGATATTTTCTCAGAAAGAGGCTCACTAAATGGCTCCTAACACAAATACCACGACCTACGTGGTTCCCCAGCTGCTCGCTCAAGGTCTTCTCGCTCTTCGTCAGATGGCTGTTATGCCCAGGTACGTCAACCGCGCATATGAAGCTACCGCAGGAGAGAAGGGCTCGAGCATCGACGTCCCAGTGCCGTCCGCTATCACCGCCGTTGCCGTAACCCCGAGTTACGTTGCTCCGGATGACGTGGGTGTTTCGCCCACAAGCGTAAACATCCCGCTGTCTCAGTGGTACGAGGCACCTTTCTTCCTCAATGACAAGGAAATGCTGGAAGTTCAGTCCGGCACGATCCCCATGCAGGCAACCGAGGCTGTCAAGGCTCTCGCGAACAACGTTGACAACGCAATTCTCGCTCTATACAAGGACATCTACGGTTACGCTGGCGTGGCCGGCACCACACCGTTCGGTGCTGACTTGTCTGAGTTCTTGGATGCTCGTAAGGTCCTGAACAACCAGCTATCTCCAACGGATCCTCGTTTCGTAGCGATCAACCCGGATGCTGAAGCCAACGCTCTTGGCCTACGCGCATTCCAGGACGCTGCCTTCCGTGGCGACCGCGATGGTATCTTGAACGGTCAGATCGGGTTCAAGCTCGGTTCCACCTGGTTCATGGACCAGAACATCCCGTCACACACGGCTGGTACAAACAACAGCGCGGGCACCACAGTTACAGGTGTCGAGGCTGTCGGCGACAAGGGCTGGGCACTTTCCGGCGGTGCAGTTGGTGACTTCCACGTGGGAGACATCATCACCAAGGCTGGCGACACACAGACATATACCATCGTGACACAAACTGGAGATGCCACTCCTTCCGCAATCACAGTGGAACCAGGGAACAAGGTAGCAACGGGCGGTGGTGAGGTAATCTCGCTCAAGGCTTCGCACGTGGCCAACCTCGCGTTCCACCGCGACGCTTTCGCATTCGCTTCCCGTCCGTTCGCGGGCGCTGATCCGATGGGTCTCGGCGTCTTCCAGTCGGCTGTCGACCCGATCAGCGGACTAACCCTCCGCCTCGAGGTTTCCCGCCAGTACAAGCGCACACGGTTCGCGTACGACATCCTTTACGGGGTGAAGACGGTTCGCCGTGAGCTAGCATGCCGCATCGCTGGCTAAGTCGTGATCTACGGACTTATTCATCCTGTTACCCTAGAGATCAGGTATATTGGGAAGACTATTGATGCTAAAAGACGTTTCAAACAGCACCAAGAAAACGCTCAAACAGGCTGTGATCTTTGGGTGTATCGGTGGTGGAGAAGTCTAGGCACAGAGCCGTGCCTCGTGAAACTCTCAGACGGGGATTACATAGAAGAAATTCAGTGGATATCTCGGTTGAAGGGACTCGGGGCACGGCTCACTAATTCGACTGATGGCGGCCACGGAGGTCGTCAAGACGAGGCTACTCGAAAGAAAATGAGTCAGTCTCAACGAACTAGCCCGAAGGCTCTCGAACATCGACGCAACAACATTCGTCTAGGGCTATTTCGTAAGGGTCATCGTACTGCTGTTCGAAAGAAGATAAGTGATACTCTTAAGAGGAGATGGGAAACTACTCCTCATAATTGTATCGGTCGCACAGTGTCCGAAAAGGCACGTTTGGCTGGTGCTGCCAATTTGGCTTCGTATAAACTTCGTAAATCAGCTCTGATCACTGGAAATCCCAGGTAAGGAGATACACATGGACACTAGGCTGTATCCGCAAGGCAAGACCACGCACTACTCTAAGTATGTTGCTGGTGTGCTCAAGTTCTTCCGTCGTTCCGATGCCAGCGAGTTCTTCGCGATCGATGGTACCGCTGCTCAGATTTACGTACCTAACGCAGCGCGCGCCGTTCGTGTTCGTGCAAGTGCTGCTGAAGTAAACGCTGGAAAGACAGTCGTAGCTGCAGTACCGCGCTATCAGCACCGTGTTATTGACTGCACGATGATCGCTATCGGTGGTAACGCTGCAACGGCAACTTCAGTCGATTTGGCTGGAACCCGTGCTGCTTCTGCTGTTCTCCTCGTAGTTAACGGTGTCGCAGCCCTGACCCGCTCCGCACGAGTGTCGATGGGTGAGCCACCAGCGGCTGGCGCATCGACTATCCTAGTTGACGGCGCATCGTTCACCGCGCTAGACGCAAACACTGGCATTACCGTTCAGAAGCAGACCGGCGGCGGTGCGCTCGGTACTGCGTCACACGTTGATGTCATCCTGACCTACGCAACGGACAGGGTATAAGGGAGGAAAATGACAAATGGCTAAATCAACTCCTTCTGACATCGTAGTATCCTACGACGACGCCAACGGCAACCTGCAGGACATTTCGCAGTACGTACAAACGCTCGGCGGGATCGAGATCGAAAACCTCATCGAAGAAACTCATACTTTTGGTGATAGTATGGAGGAAAGCACGCCTGTTGGTATCGGTAAGTGGGGACAGGTTGAGATCGGTGGTCTTTACGACGACGCTGCTGGCGGACCGAACGACTTGTTCAACGCAGCACTGCCCACGCAACCCAACGACGCGACACGTACTCTTCGAGTGGAGTGGGGTAACAACCACTCGACAAGTGTAGAAACCATATTGATCAAGTATACGCGGCAACCTGATAGGTCTGCACTTACGAAATTTTCCGCCGTGCTGCAGCCCGTGGGGACACCTACGGAAACACCTTGAGGTTGAGGTTTGAAGTATGAGCCAATCCACTAACGTCTACCCACAGGGAAGCAAGACCACATTCTATCGCAAGTATGTCAACGGGGTTCTGAAGTTCTTCCGTAGGAGTGATCACACGGAATTCTTCAGTATCGACGGGGCTTACGGGCAGTTGAATGTTCCAAACTTGAAGCGTACCCTTCGTCATCGCGTAACTCTGGCTCAAGTCAAGGCGGGTCACACCCTCTTGCCTGCACTCCCGGGTTACAAGTACCGTCTCGTGGATCTCACACTGATCGCACTTGGTGGTGCAGCTGCTACGTCTACCTCAGTCGATGTGGCTGGAACTCGGGGCGGAAGTCCTGTTCTTCTAGCCGTAACGGATGTCGGTGGACTCACACAGAGCACACGAGTTTCGATCGGTGAGCAAACTGAGTCGGTCATCTTGGCAGATGGAGCTTCATTCACCGCGTGCGATGCAAACACTGCGATCACAATTGCTGACGCTGTGGCCGATTCTCTTACAGGCTGCACCGACGGTATTGATGTAATCATCCAGTACTGTATCGATAAGGCATAGGAGCCGACCAAGTAATTGGTTGGATCATTCAGGGCGGGGCAGAGATGCCTCGCCCTGTTTCTGTTTACGCTGTGCACAGACTGCTCTAAGTTTGGCTCGTGTTTCTTCGGAAGGGTGACGACCACGGAGAGTTGCAGCAATTTTTGCTCGAACTTCAGGTCTATCTGAGGCATTTCGGCGAGGTGACGTGCGTCTCTTTGCCCCATTACTGCAATTCTGGCGGACTACTAAAGACTTCATAGATCGGGATCGAATAGCACAATTTTCTGGTGTATCAGAGGATTTTCCTGCTTTAATAAGACTCAAGGCTATGTGGTGTGCAAAATCTGGCTCATACCAGCATCGCTTGGTTACAGCATCAGCTCTCTTCTTAGCACCAGCAAAATAATTCTTCCAAGCATCTGGCTTCTGACGAGCAAGAACAAGACCGGCACGAGCGGTCTCAAGGTTCTTAAACCCCGATTTTCGGAGAGTTTCTCGTCCTCGTTCTCCTTGATCTCCAGGTCGATCATTCACCACTGGATGGCCTCGGCGCACCAACGCATCCCACCACCACCGTTCCCATTCAAGAACGGTTCCTTCTGCATACACCCCAACGACTCGACAGTGTATTTCAACTTGTGCCCGGTGCATTACTCTGATAACCTTTGCCGCTTTGGGTGCTCCGTTTGGTCTTCCATCGTGGGATAGCATTCTCGCCCATTTCTTTCGGGTGGAAGACTTACTGTACGCACCTCCCACGTAGAAGTATCGTTTGCGTCCTTCCCAGACGTACCAGAGAACATAGACATAGAAACGGTGCACTCCATAATCATACCGGTTCCACCCACACAAGGTCAAGTGAATTCCGCGCTATACTATCTGAAGCGCACTCTTTAGGACCCGGTGGGTCTGCGTGGACGCATCAACTCCGTCTCCCGCTGCTGCTGGCGGCTCATGGGGATGATCTCGGTCAACCCATAACCCCACCCTGTACGCGGGATCTCAATCGAACATAAGTTCGATCTCAAGGTCAAAGGAGATCCGCTCATGGCAAGCCCAAATCAGGTCACGCTCGTAAATGCAACGATTCCCGCAGCGGGAACGTATGTCACGGATGGTTACTACATCGGCAAGGAAGCAAAATACCTTGCTGCTCAGGTCAATTTCACCCGCGCTGCGGGTGGTACGTCCCTCAAAGCATATATCCAGACCAGTTTCGACGACGCTAACTGGTGCGATATCATGTGCTTTGCTTTCACCACGACCACAGCTCGTAAGGTTCAGGCAGTCACCCTTGCCACGGCTCTCGCGGCGAATATCACCCCAACTGACGCAACCCTCGCCGATAACACAATTCTGAGCGGTCTTCTCGGTTCGAAGATCCGCATCAAGTATGTGGTTGTGGGCACCTATACGGGCGCAAGTACCGTTCGTGTGGATGTGGTGCTACGATGAGTGCGCGTGTCACATTGCTGAATGCTGCGGTGTCGGTAGGCACCAAGGTGACAGACGCCTTGTCATTGGGCCGAATTCCCACCGCAGCTGATTATCTCGCGGTGCAAGCCAAGTTTGTCGGCGGTGCTACGGTAGCCTCTGCCTATACCCTGGTGAACGATGTGAATCCAGAGATGAGTACGGGCATCACTAAGGTGACGATTGTCGACACCACCCCTAGCATCGTTTCAGGTAAGGTGCGCATTGAGGGTCTCGTGAATGGCCCTGGGACACCCGGATACGAGATTATCAATATCTCGGCTGGCGCGGGGGTTTACACTGCGACCACTATTTTTGACGAGATTACAGCTGTTTACTCCTACGGAGCAACGGTTCTAGGCGGAGCAGGAGACGAGAAGATCAAAGTTGAGTGGGCAGATGACACAGATATCGTTACTCTTACCAACCTCGTAGAACCCGCAGCGGACTACAATGTGTTCGTCCAGACGACACTCGACGACGGTGTGACGTGGTGCGATGTGATGAATTTCCACTTCACCACTTTCGATCTAGTCAAGATGCACGCTGTAAAACTCAACACAGCTCTCGGAGCAAATATCACTCCGACTGATGGTGGAATGAGTGGAAATGCGATTCTCAGCGGGTTGATCGGTAACAAGATCCGGCTAAAGTATACGACTACTGACGAATATGTTGGCGCGTCAATCGTCGTGGATGTGGCGGTGCGATAATGCCGGTTCCTACGCTCTACGCGACACCGATGGTGTCCACTGCAAATTCTTATTGCACGGTCGCCGAATCTGACGCATACCATGCAGCTCACCTGTATGCCTCAGATTGGGATGAAGCAACTCCTGATCAGAAGACGATTTCGCTTATCATGGCGACTCGGATTTTGGACTACAAGGTCATCTGGGCGCACTATCCCACCAAGGCACGGAGTGAAGGACAAGTTCTACAGTGGCCACGTAACGGTCTAATCGATCTCGACGGGTACGGAACAGTACCAGAATACGTAATTCCACAACGGATCAAAGAGGTTACTGCAGAGTACGCTCGTCAGCTGTTGGTATCTAACCGCACAGCGGACAGCGACGTTGAAACCCAGGGTATCGCGAGCATCTCAGCAGGTCCGATCAGTTTGTCATTCAAGGACGATGTGAAGGCCAAAGTTGTACCTGACTCTGTTGTGCAAATGATCCCAACATGGTGGGGCAAAGTCTCTGGCCATCAGATGACTTTGCCGTTGTTGAGGAACTAACCGTGAACTACGATAACGTTCATTTCTTCCAACCAAGAAGACCGTATCAAGACAGTACTGTGTTTCCTCCGACGCGGTGCACTTGTCACGAACTGACGGGCGGGTTGTGCGCGTACTGCGTTATGCCAATGCCAGCGTATACTCCGCCCACCCCACTGAACCTTGAGATGAATGTGACGATTGATTTGCGCGTTGCGGAGCGTACAATGCGCACCGCGCTTTCCGCAATGCTCAGAAAGTTCGCAGACCGTGAAGCTGGCCCTGTGGGTATTCGACTCAGGCAAATAGCAGACGTGTTCGAGGAGGCTGCGTAGTATGGGGTTAGCGGAAATTGTAAGATCTGGTCTTGCGACGGCAGATAGTATCACGGGATCTCTGCAATCACCCGTGAAACACTATCGGTACGCTGAGGCAACCACAGACGATGCAGGAAAAGTGATCTGGGGTGCCCCGTATATTCGTATGGGTATCATTGAACACGCTCGGGCCCACCAGAGGAACAAGGAAGATCGTGAAGTAACGAACGACACGCAAATCACATTCCCTCGCCCGTTCGACGTTGACCCTCGGGATCGCTTTGAGATGCCCGACGGCAATGGTGATGGGCCTGCAAACCGTGTATCGGGTATCTTTGATCCGTTGACGGGTAAGCTATTTATGACGCAGCTGTGGATCGGGAGCAACCGCATAGCTGGCTTCTTCTTTGCTCTTTTCTCGTCCTATTTATTGGTCTAATCAGATGGCAACTGACCTCGAAGCTCTCAAAAAGGCGGTAGACGCTCTCGGTTACTCACTCTTCCAAGCGACGCTTGATGCGTTCGTTGCGGAAGCTGAGTTGATCAAAGAGGATTCTATGGCTCACTGCCCGGTGGCTCCGGACGGTGGTACCCTTCGGGCGAGCCATGAGGTGGTAGGACCAATCAAAGAGGGAAACGAATTCAAGCTGTGGATTCAAGTAGGAGGACCGGCTGATGATTACGCTCAGGCGGTACATGAGCACTTGAGCGAGTACTCGCCTCCGAGCTGGGTGAAAGCGGAAGAGTCAGGTAAAGGAGTTCACTGGAATGCAGCAGGAACGGGACCAAAGTTTCTTGAAAACGCAGCGCGCAAAGCACTGCCCGGATTGCCGGAGCGGGTTGCGGCGCGTGCAAGAGGATCAGTAACATGGCCTTAACCACTTTCTTAACCGAAATCAAGAATCGAATCGTGAGCCTGAATATCCCTGGTTACGGATCATCACAGGTGTTCCGTACAGAAATGCCCAATTCTCCAAACAAGTTGATCGCGGTATATCAATACGCAGGAAATGCTCCAGAGCTAGGATTTGGATTCCCTGGTGTGCAGTACGATCACCCGGGGTTGAAGGTGATTGTGCGCGGTGATCCGACGAACAGCGAAGGACCAGCTGCGGTGATTGAGACAATTTATCGAGACTTTATGACGGTACAAGATGTGGTGTTAGGAACTACACGATACCTGATGATCAAGGCGAATCAGCAGCCATTCCTAGATGCTCGCGATGGAAACCAACGGTGCGTGTGGTCGTGCAACTTCATCTGCGATAGGGAAGCTGGCTAATGCTTCTCAATGAGGCCGGAAAGCCGTATAGTGAGGCGGAGTTAAACCCGCCGAAGTACAGAACACCCTGTGTAAAATGCGGGTCTACAAAGGCTCGTACTGTGCATAAAGGATTTGGTGGCTGGTGGCAGATAATTTGTTCTTGCGGGTATCGATATCAGAATGGCCGAGGACCGATGCCTGAGGAAATTGTATGATCCCGTATATCTATGCTCTGTATGCTGATTCAATTGGGGTTTCTATAAATGGACACCAAGAATATCGTTACATAGGAAAATCTTCTTGCGATGAAAATAGAAGGAAAGTCCACTCTGCCACACAAGGTGCAAAAAGTACTCGGCCCTGGTTTCGTGAGGCAGCTAAAACAGGGTACTCTATCGATAGCAAAATTCTTATGTACTGTTCAAAAGAAGATGTAGATCTAATGGAGCAAAAGGCTTGGGATAGTTACGTAAGGGCTGGCCACCGAATTCTTAATGAGCGCCCAATGAGTGTTTCGAAAGAAGCTCTTCGTCGAGCAACAGAAGTTCGACGAGAGCAGAAACTAAAAAATCATCCTTCTGAAATAAAACGTCGGGAAGGGCGCAAACGAGGTCTTCAAACACAGGCTTCGGGAGGTTATTCGGGGCTAAAGAGAGGACACGCCACTCAGGCAGAAAACGGTCATCCAGAGCTTAAAACTGCACGAGCGTCAATGTTTTCACTTCCGAGGGACCATCCTTCGGTGGTATCAAGAAACCGGGGATTACAATTTGGTCGTAAGAAACACAGTGAAGAGACTAATGCTAAAATGAGTAAAGCATTGGTTGCGGCTTGGGCTCGCAGAAAGGCGGCGATAGCCGCAAATGGAGGATTGT